AATGAAAAAAAGAGGACCAAAGGAAGGATTCCAATGTGCGATACACGTACCTAAGATCCTAATAGAAATTGAAGATCAACTTAACTGTAGAGAGAAACTCTTTTGTGCCTTAATATATTCTATATACAAGGCAACACCCCGACACCTCAGAAGCGCTGACGATATGTGGCACATGGCCGATAACGATTTTAGAAATGTATTGGGTTGGAGTGCAGGTAAAACCGATGAAGATAAATTCTTACAGAATATTAGAAAGGTATTTAGGTTAGCACATGCTGGTGGCTATTGGAGAATACAATGGTCCCAAGCTTGTTTAGACTATGAGCCTACAAAGAGTGGCAATGGTCCCGCTTGGTGGTGGACTTATTTACAAGACCCACATGCAGTTGCAATCTGGTATTACATAATAGCAAAGCAAACACAAGGTCCGATGACAAGCGATTGGTATGAAGGCCAAGACTTAGTAGAGTTCTATAGGGAACCAGTACTCAGAAGAACTGAATATAACCTTATGAAGTTTCAGAAAAAATTATACGACGATGTATTGTAGTTTACCACTTAGAGATTTCAGAGAATATAAGGAATTAACCAGAGAACAACAGGGACATGTACAGGCCTTGCTGTGGGATTATTATAGACTTGCATGGCATGAAGTCTGCAAAGACTATGTACACATTGGCGACTGCCCTGACCAATTAGAGATGATGGCACAGGACATAGCTGAGTTGGCCCTTCGAGATGAATTCGAAGTATGTCAATTAATAAAAGATACTATAGATAATAGTGAACAACTTTCTTACCAAAAACTACGACGAAATCGTAAAGATGGCGGGCAGAATCTGTAAAGGTTCTCATGAGTCAGTAGATGTAGCACACCATTGTATAGCAAGTTTCCTTGAGCATAAGCGAGCTCAGGAACTTGTTGACAAGGGCGAGGCTATGAAGTTCTTAAGTGGTATGATATGGCGTAGTTATTTCAGTTCTACCTCACCCTATCACAAACTATACCGTCAAAGCGGTAGAGTACATGAACTATATGAGAGAACCTTAGACAAAGAGGCTAATGTAGAGTATGATCTAGATATTGATCTAACTATCGAAGCAATACAAGGTCTCTTAGAAGAGATGGAAGCAGAAGGTGTCGAACAGTGGTTCAGAGCCACTCTGTTTAAGATGTGGATAGAAGAACCTAACTACTCTGAATTAAATAGACTAACGAGTATACCAAGAACCTCAATCTCACAAGCGGTAAAAGAATGCCGCCTTTATATACAACAAACCCTAAAAAAGAGAGGAATAGAATGATTACATTAATTACAATTATTGGCGCTGCTAGCTTTGGTGCCATGCTACAAAACTTCGAAGGCTATCAGTGGCTCCTAAAGAAGTTAGGACTCGAAGACCAAAAACCATTCTCATGTACACTATGCATGACATTCTGGTTAACGATAGGATATTGGATAGCCGTTACAGAATCGGTGTCTGCTATATTTCTAGCTGCAGCCAGTTCTGTTCTTGCAGAATTCATAGACAGAAAATTAAACAATTATTAAGATGACTAAACCACATTACGAATTTTTAAAGAAGAATCAGGTACACTTAGGTAATACTAAGACACCTAAAGAAATAGTGCAATACTTCTATCATATCTATAATGAGATAACAGGAGAAGCAAAAGCCATTAGTGGCTGCGGTCGTTGCGTATTAAACGTAAAGAAGCGATTAAAAATAGAAATAGAAAATTATGAAAAGTTATAACGTATATCGTACAGCTAAAGGTAACCTAACCTTTAAACTACAAGAGGAGTTGGCCTATACTATCAGAGCCAAGTCACAGAAGATGGCAGATGAAATGCTAAAAGAATTAAAAAATATAGAGAAATTAGATGTTTAAACCCGGACAAAGCGGTAATCCTAATGGTAGAAAAAAGGGAGTACCTAACAAACAGACTAAGGAAATTAGAGAAGCCTATCAACGTCTAACAGAACAGAACCTAACTAACATGTCGGATTGGTTACAACAAGTAGCCACTGAAGATCCTGCTAAAGCGATGGATCTAATGCTTAGACTATCAGAATACATTATACCTAAACTTGCAAGACAAGAGCATGTAGGTAACGATGGTGAAGACTTGTTTAAGAATGTAAAGTTTCAATTTGGTCCTGATGTTAATGATGACGAAAATAGAATAGAAGAATGATATACGAAGGTTTCACACCTCACCAAAAACAACGAGAACTAATCAATGGTATCTTACAGTCACCTGCTAAATATCATATCGCCTCAATAGGTCGACAGTTTGGTAAATCCCTAATGGGTATTAATCTCGCCCTTTATTGGGGGATTAATCATGGTCCTGTAAAAATACTTTGGGTGTCACCAGTTTACTCACAGGCCACTAAGGTCCATAAAGAATTGATGCAAGCAATAGGTGGTAGCGGTATAGTTAAGAATAACAACTATAGCTCTAACGAAATAGAACTCAAAAACGGTTCGATTATTATGTTCCGTTCAGCAGAGCGCTATGATAACATTAGAGGTCTTACACTTGATTATGCTATAATAGATGAGGCAGCCTTTATAAAGGACGATGCTTATGCAGAGGCTATTAAACCTACACTACTTGTACGTGGTAAGAAGATCCTGTTTATCTCTACACCTAAGGGTAAGAATTGGTTTTATAACTTATATCAACTTGGGTTATCAGACGACCATACTAATTACAGGTCTTACGCTGGTTCGAGTTATGATACACCTTTCATTGCAGCCGAAGAAATAGAAGATGCTAAGAGAACAATACCACCTAATGTATTTAAACAAGAATACTTAGCACAGTTTATAGATAGTGGTGGTGAAGTCTTTCAGGATATAGATCGTCATACATTTGAAACATATCCGAGTCCAGTCGGTAAGGTATATTGTGGTATTGACCTTGGTAAACAAGAGGATTATACTGTCGCTACATTCATGGACTCACAAGGTAGAGTAATAGACATCTATAGAAATAATAGACAAGAGTGGAATACGATGACTCAAGAGATGTTAGTCCTAATCCGCAAATACAATGCAACTGTAATGGTCGAAGTTAACTCGATAGGTGATGTAATCTTTGAACAAATCAAAAGGGCTTGGGCAGATACACATCCCTTTGTTACCTCATCAAAGACTAAGAACGAGATTATAGAAGGTCTTATCTTAGACTTTAATAATGCAGTGTGTCAGATACCTTCTAAAGGCTTGTTTCCTGCACTGTATAATGAACTAACAGTATTTACTTATGAATATAACCCAAAGACTCGTAACATTAGATACGGTCATCCTAGTGGTTTACATGACGATACAGTTATCTCATTAGCACTGTGTAATTATAATAGAAAACAAAACAAGTCACTTGGTACGTACGCCGTAATGGGCCGTAGGTAATTCAAATAAATATATTATTATATTTCTAGATAGTATGGCAAAGATTAATGTTAACGATAAGAGTTACTCAATACCTAAAAGGTTAACCACTCAACAGTGGATGGCGGTAATGTCTTATGACTTTGAGGATCCTAAGTTCTATCCACAGATTGTAGCAGCCGTTACAGGTATACCGTTACAGTTAATAGCTAAAGCACCAAAAGAAGCCTTAGTACTTGCAATCTCCCTGATAGTAGCAAAGCTAAATGAAAGAAAGGAATGTAAGATGAAAGCAAGTGATGATCTATCGTTTGGCGAGTTTGTCGACATGGATATCTGGTTAAACCTTGGTACGAACTTACACTTGGAGGATATGATCAAACTACTCGAAGTAAATACACGTTATGCAGATGAAGCCCTATGGGCAATTGACAAGTTTGCAGAATATCGTATCTTTACTTATAGACAATATAAACTCTTATTTGGTATTAATGATATCGATATAGAAGGTAACGACCACACACACTTAGAAAGATTACATCTTGCTAGAAGTTGGTATAGAGTAATCGTTGGCTTAGCAAAAGACGATGTACTTAAATTAGATGAGGTTACAGAACAACCTCTTAAAAAGATTCTTAACTTTATGGCTCTACAAAAAGAGAGAGCTCTAGAAGAAGAACAAAAAAGATTAGAACAAAAGAGAAAGTATGACTTACAAAGACGTAGTAGATAGTGTAGCCCAAGCGGTTAAAGAACATCGTATCCTTAGAGACTTCGGGTATGGAGCTATCACAGATATTAAAACAGTAGCGACTGATAGCACTAGTCCTCACACAGTAGACTATCCTTACATATACCTTAACCCTACACAGGGAAGTCGTAATGGCCAGACTATAACTTATAGATGGAACCTAATAAGTATGGATGTAGTACAAGAAGATCCAAACAATACTTACTATAACTATCTTAAAGTGCAATCAGAGTGTCAACAATATATTGATGATATACTTGCTTACCTAAGGTTTCGATCACCTCTAAAGAAGTTTGACTTAACTCTTAATGTTCAACTAACACCATTCAAAGAAAGGTTTCAAGACTCTGTTGCTGGTATGACCGCAACACTAGAGATTGAAATACCACAAGCACTTAATAATTGTATTACACCTTATTTCCCAGAAGCTGATTTGGTCTTAGACGTTCTATCTACACAAGAACAAACCTTTACACCAGACACTCAACAAAGTCCTCAGAAGTATCCTAATACAAGAATAGATACTTTAAATGGTATGAGACAGGACGATCCATTTAACTTCTATAGAATCTTAACTCCAAATACTAACAACTGGACATTCAGAGAAACCGGTACCGCTGTTAAAGTGAGTGGTGCAGGTGTACCTTTCATTAATCCTAGAGTAATAACAGTTCTCTATACTAATGGTCGACCACAAGATATTATACAACCTACATTCTCAACATTCCCTACAGAAGCCGAAATAGGAGTACCGTTTGAGTATGAATGCCAATGGAACGGCTTACAACTAGATCCTAGTATAATTAACTTTATTGTAGTTAACGATTTCGACGATCCTGGTGTATCAGAACCAGGTTATACTACATCTATTAACACAAGACTAATCGGATCATACCAACCAATATAATATGAGTTGCAGTAATATAACACAAGGAATAAGTAAAGGTTGTAACAATAACCTAGGAGGTATTAAGAACATCTATATCTCGGAACAAACTATAACAGGTTATGTACTTCAATACACTACAGGTATAGTCGTAAGATTCGATCCATCTAATGCAACATGGTTAACGATAGAAGCAGATCAAGGAACAGGTAACTTTACAGAAACCTACGAGATTAATCAGATGGGTGGTATCATAGCCTTTAAACAATCTGTAACATTTCAAATCAACGACCTTAGTGCTTACAACCAACAAAGAATCCAAGAGCTCGCAGAGTCCACTAACTTAGGTTGTGTAGTCGAAATGAACAATGGTAAATTCTTTACAGTAGGTATAGAAAGAGGAGCCTACCTAGAAACTGGCAGCACAGGCTCAGGCACTGCATACGGTGACCTAAGTGGATCAACTATAACTATTACAGGTATGGAACAAATATCATCTCTAGAAGTAAATCCCGTGGCAATTGGCCAAACTAACAATAGTTTCATAAAGTATCAATGGCGTATTAAAACACCATGTCAACAAAACCCAATAGTTCAGTTGAACGATATTAGACTAGGTCCTAGCGCTGAAAATGCTAAATGTGAATGGGATGATATGTCCGCATATTTGTTAGCAGATCCTGAAGGATGTAATCCTCAAACTGACAACGTCGAAACCGCCGGAAACTACATGTATTGGGCGAAGAATGAAACACTAGGAGTAGG